TCTTGCAACCACTTGTTAATAATGTGTTTAAAGACTTTTTGTTTACTGTTTAACATTCTTTACCTCTTTTTTAATATATTTCCATTTTAAATGGTTTTCTATTTTGGCATATTTAATAATCTCGCAATAGCCTTTATTGTTTTTGAATCCGATTTGCTTTTCAAACTTCTTGTCTTTTGGTTCTGGTTTATTTTGCGTAACATAATAGGCGTACCGGTTTAAGCGTTCCTTTTGTGTCCAGTGGTGATATAAGTAATAGACTAAGTACATTTTAACCTCGTTAAATTTCATCTTTTTCTAATAAATAAATCCATTCTTTTATACTGTCTATTTCACTATACATCATATTCAATAATTGTTCCTTTGAATCGTATAAAGTATAGTTTTCCGTCCCGACTTCTGTTTGGTTATCGTGCCTATTCCGATATTTCCATGCACTTAACAATCCGTCAACTTTAGTAACAAGCTTCACTTTTCTTATGCCTGAAGCCGGATGAAAGTAATAAACTAATTTATTTTTTCTAAACATGTTTTCACCTGCTGAAATAACATTTTAAATTATTTTGGTCGAAAAATTCCATTGTTCCAGTATATCCCTTTGATAGACAACAAGTAAACATTGGAATATATGACTTTGGATTATTTTTCATACTTGTTAAGAATTGACTTTTTGCTTCTTTGCAACTGCTTGCCCACATTGTCGAACATAGATAATGTCCATTATAGAAAATATCTATTTTTTTTGGTTTTCTCATTCTCTTTACTCCTTTATATTATATTTAAAAAACTTGTAAAATACCCGGAAGAATCCGGGCAAGATATAAGGCTTTTAAATTATAAAATTCACTAACTCTTTTTTCCAGCCTTCACCGAATGGAATTTCAAAAGCTAATTTATTTTCCCATTCGTCACCATGCGCATAAAACATTGATGATGATTTAATATCGTTTTTTTTGATAAAACTTTTGATTAAATCTTTTTCTTTTTCTGATTCCGGTAAAATGTAAAGATCATTTAAACCGTTCCCGTTTCCATGTGATGCAAATTTCATAATTTTTAACCCCTTAATAATTATTTTATTTTTGCTTTGCCCGGTTTACATTGGAGTCACGCCTTAAGCGTTCCGGGCTTTTGTTACATTTCTTCTAAGCTATTAAGAATTGATAAAGCAACTTCAAGTTTTTCTTTTTGCTGCGCTACTGCCAATGCCTGAAAACCGTCTTTTATTTCATATTCTTCTAATGCTTCAGTTAAATAATAAACTCGGCTATTAGAAGAATTTAACCACTTTGTCAAATCTGATGTATAGCAATCCGCTTCAATTTCATATAAGCAGTCTATCGGTTCACAATCTTCTGTCATGTCGGCAATTTGTTCGAGTGCTCCAACAATAAAAGCATATTTGAAGTCATCCGGCATTAAGTCGCCGTGGGCTTTGTGGCATATTTCTTGATATTTTTCTTTTAATACTGAACTGTCTTTAATAGCATAAAATTTTGATCCGTCTTGACGTTCTTTTTGTTCAAAGTCATTTAGCATTATTCTTGCTCTTGCGGATAGTGTTTTATTATTTGTATTTGACATTGATTTTACTCCTTTTTTTTATTTTAGTGGCTTGTAACACTCACTGGCTACATTAACCGGGTTTCCCCGGCTACTCTGTATTATTTATTAAAAGTTTTAAAATTTTTTTTAATGTCTTCAATTGACATTTTGATTGATTTTATCTCTGTATTGTCTTCTTCTGAATAAAGTGTGAAAATAAATTCATCTTTTCCGGGTTTTACATCTCTTTCAATTTGTAAGCTACAATCTCCATAACTGATATAATCTAAATGTTTCATTTTATTCCCCCTTATCTTAAATATACAGGCTTTTGTAAATCAGCTTGTTTTAATGCTTGTAATAGTGTCTTGCCTTTATAAACTCTATACTTGTTTTGATCCTTAACAGCGATTCTTATTTGTACGCCGTCGGACTTTGTTATTAATTTGTAGATTCTCATTGATTTAGCTCCTGTTTTTAAATATTCGGGAAAATTTCTTCCGTTAAATATAATTCGGTTAATTCTGGAATAGTGTTTATTTTAATTCCGTTCGCTTTTATAAAATTCCCTGAATTGATCCAGTTTTTCAGATGCAATAAAGTTGAGTTTGACAACTTTTCCCATCCCATGTATTTTAAATTATTTGTGTAAAAAGTAATTCTTAACATTGATTTTATCTCCTATTATTTATTTATATTAAGACAATACATATATATGCTGATTATGTCAAGCATTATTTAATAAATAATTAAAAAAAAGTAAGAAAACCAGAAAAAAAGTTAAAAAGTTGTTGCATTATATTATCGTAATAATACAATATAGTCATGAGTAAAAAAGCAACACTTACAAGCCTACAAGGCAACCGGGAAACTAAAAACGAAGTAATAAAAAAGATAGTACATCTGTCAAAGAAAAATCCTAACTTATCATATCAGGCAATTGGCGACGTTGTAGGCCGCGACAAGTCTACGGTCTGGCGTGCGCTTAAGCGTTATGGCATTGAGAAGCAGCGTACAGAGAGATTCAAGGCTGATAGATCGGACATACTGGCAGGCACACAAGAAAAGTTAATTGAGATAATCAATAACGATCCCGAAAAGATAGCTAAGGCAAGTTTAAGAGACATCGGGATAGTTTATGGTATCCTGGACGATAAGGAAAGACTATCCAGAGGACAAGCGACAAGCAACGTCGCTATATCAGCAGTCATAGAACTGGTGGACAAACGTTTAAAGGAAAAACAATCCGAAAATGCGTAAAACACGGGCAAAACAGTTAAAAAAGATATATGAACAGACAATAAGTAAACTACCCGCAAAAGAACAATTATTTATCAATCATAACAGATTATACCGCAAAGTAAAGAAAAACTACTCATCAAATCATTCAGGCAGCGTTTAAATAAAGTGTATAAGTTAATCATAAGACTAATAAACAAGCATAAAATCAATAAAGCTAAGAAAGATATAATATACTTCTGTAAGTTAATAAACCTACCACTAACAATCAATCAAACTAATTTATTAAAAGATATTCAATCACATATAAAGAATAAACACTTTATAGACGAAATGAGATATACTCTATTCAATAATAGATATAATCATCTCTGATTAACTTAATTTAATGTATACGTTAATTATAGCTACTTATGTTTATTATATGTTTGAATAATGTTAAATAAAGTTTTGAATAGTACTTCCCATTACAACAATTGTACTACTCAAGTAATACAATCCTTGCCACGTTAATTCTAAGCGTTCTGGTGTCAATTTAGGCTTTAGACATGTCCAAGTATTCTGAGCGCATTAGAACGCCACTACGTCAATTATATGCAGAGTTCCAGCCTATTATAGCACCTTTACCCATTTATCCATATATTCAGATATATCTATGTGACATAACACCTGTATATTAGCGTTATGTATGTATAACTATGTGTATATTCTCACTTTAAAGATGACCATTACATACTGTATAGATAGCTATTAATAAAAAACTGACACTTTCCCCGTGCAGTGTTCAACTTTTTTATCGAGTTATAGATAGAATGAGGGTGGGGGGGCAGGGCCATTGGCAGACGGGCTTGTATGTTGTATACCCTTTCCACCGCTAATAAAAAACAAATGGGGATTATTTTAGAATAGAATTGCCAGTTATTAAACTATGAATTATGAATAAAACAAATAAGCTAATGATTGCTATTATAATAGTTAGAGATAAAATTGTAAAAATATATTTAATCATATACCTTTCTTGCGAATATAAGTTTTAAGTATCTCAATAACTATAGGTATTTCCTCTATATCAATATATATTTTAAAATCAGTAGATGGATTTCTATATTCACGTATTTCTATATTTGTATCGCCGTGATACCCTGTAAATGTTAAATCGTTATATGTTTGTGTTTGTTTCATTCGGCCTTCTGCCCGCATTTAGTACAGTGGTATTTAACGTGCCTGGTGAATTTACGGCATTTTATACAGTATAGTTTCATTATTCTAATATCTCCGTTATTTTTTCTAACATAGTTAGCATCCCCTGATAATATCCATTATTAAAATCTGTTTCAATGACAGGTTTATTAAATTCTACAAATAATTTTAAAATTATAATTTCTTCCTCTAATTTTTCTTTATCGTTATATACTCCGGCAATAGTAAAGAACTCACCTTTTTCCATACCCATGAAGTCTTCTTGCAGTTCATATTTTTGTAGTTTCATTTATAGTTTTTAACCTTGTTCCATATATCATGAAAAATCTTAGTAGCAATTCCATTACAGAGTATTTTTATTTCTGTTTCTTGTTCTTCTGTATATGACTTATCTTTAATGAATTCTTTAAATTCCCGGTCTTTGATGGCATATATCATGTCTAGTAGTAATGTATGTTTCCATTGTTCAATAAAATTGCTTATATTTTTAAATATATTCATGTTATATCCTGTGTACTGAGATTTAATGTACGATACACACAACGTCAGGGTCTCCATTTGTGCGGTATAAGTCACCTGCTACAAGGCCTCCTGCGAGTGCTGCTGCGTTATTAGCGTATGCTGATAGTGTTGGTAAGTTTAATCCGGTTGGAGATGAAATAGATACTATTATCCATGTAATTCCTTCATCTTTTAACCCACTTATAGCTACTCTAAGCTGTATTTTGCCAATATCATAAAGAATTAATAATGAAGCAGCCCCATTATTCAAATAATTCCATTTAGAATCTTTATAATCCCAATATGCATTACATGAAATTATCTGATATTTATTAGATAACAACATCCCACGATGATAAACAGGGTCTAAATCATCTAATAAAATATTCTTATCAGGTCTTAATGTTATCCCATAATACTTCAAATAATCATGGATAATGTTTCTTATTTCGTCTATTGATTGGACGTTGTTTAGGTTCATAAATCTCTCTTTATTTTAAAATTTATTTCTTTATACGCCTGTCCTTTAACTATAGTACCGGCTGGGAATATAGCATGTTTTTTAATAAAAGCATTAAATTTTAGATAACTATATGCCGATACTCGGGAAGTACCATTCCACCCGGTATATTTATAAAGTATTTTTTTCATAGTTTACTCACTATATATGCAAATAATAATAACCCACATACTCCCGAAAATCCAATCAAAAAAATTAAAATATAAGGTGCATAATAAGTTATTGAATACCAGATACTTTTATACCACGGTATTTTATACGTTTCTATCTTACATACAGCTTCAGGATTTATAACTCTAAACCCATAACATGCATCTATTCTTATTGGTTTCATATAACCTTCGCCTTGTGTCCGCAATAAGGGCAATAATTTACTTGTGACGAATATTCCCCATTGGACACCCATAATTCACCATTTATTTTCTCGTAGCAATCTGCTATGGCTTCTCCATATCCAGCATGGTTAGTAATTATTGAACAAAAATGTAGATTATTGTCTATAATTTCTTTTGCCCATTCTGAAAAATTTGGGTTAAGTTTTTCGTAATTCATACAACCACACTACAACACCTTAAATAAAAGTCAATCTTTATTTGTTTTTTTACTTGACAATTTAATATATCGTATTATCTGTATATCCATATATTCAAATAATACGATATATGAGAAAACCTACACAAGAAAATACTAAAAAACTCACCCAGGAAGACTACATAAAGTTAGTCTCTACATGCAGGGAAGATATACTTTTCTTTGTTAATGAGTGTATTCTTGCGCCTTACAATAAGGCTACAGGAGAACAGTACTTTGTCACGAAACAGCAGAAAGAAGCCCTCCTGGCTTTAATGGAACTCACTAACGACAAGGCTAAGGGACTCCGAAGGGAGATTCTCGGTATTTCTATTATGTCGGGACGTGGTACGGGCAAAGATGCAACTACTGTTTGGGGAATGTTATGGTTTATGTTTTGTACTCCTTTCCCTAAAATACCATGTATCTCGGTAAGCGCAGATCAGTTGAATAAAGTTTTATGGTCTGAAATTTCCAAATGGCTTACCCACTCAATCGTTAAGGAATTTTTCAAACTTGGTGCTGATAAACTTTCTTTCACCGGATTGGATGAAGACATTAGAGGGAAAAGATGGTTCGCTTTCACAAAGGCAGCCAATCCTAAACTTTCTCCTGATGAGCAAGTCGAATCAATCGCAGGTATACATGAAAATTACATGATGCAGATAGTTGACGAATGTTCAGGCGTATTAGACAGAGTGTTTGAAGTTCTCGAAAAGAACATGACCGGCGACTGTAATTTCATGTGGATCATCTTTAACCCGATGCACACCAAGGGTTACGCAATAGACTCACAGTATAAGAACAGACATAGATGGATTACTTTCAGATGGAACTCCGAAGACTCTGAAATAACTGATAAGAACCAGATAAAGCGTATCGAGGAAGATTACGGCGGGAAAGGATCAAATCCTTATCGTATGAGCGTTTTAGGTCTACCGCCACTATTCAACGAGGAGACCCTGATAAACTGGGAATGGGTAATGGAAGCTGTCGAGAGACGACTTGAAATACCGCCTAACTTCCCGCTTATAGGCTCTCTGGACTGCGGAGGTGGAGGAGACAACTCTGTAATAGGAAACCGTAGAGGCAATAAGCTTTTACCGTTTAAGAAGTTTTCCACCTCAGATTCGAAGGAACTTGAAAACTGGGCTGGTTCTTGGATTGATGCCAACAACCCTGACGTTTTCAGAGTTGATACAATAGGGATAGGATGGCACATAGGAAGCTGCCTTGAAGATAAGAAAGGTGCGATAGTAGAATCTTGTGACTCCCGGAGATCACCTGATAACAGCGAGATGTTCACCAACAAAAGAGCAGAAATGTACTGGAATATGAGAGACATGTTCCAGAAAGGAATTATAGAAATACCGGACGACCCTGATTTTAAGAACCAGTTGGCGGCTATTAAATACGATACTGATAAATCAGGTAAGATTTTCATAATGGACAAGAAAGTCCTCAAGAAAGAAATAGGCGGTTCTCCTAATGAAGCAGACGCAGCCGCCATGTTGTTTTACGAAAAAGAATCTTTAGTAAGCCGTAAATATGTACCTGCTTATATGACTCAACA